AATCGAGTATTCCTCGAACTGGAGCAAATAATTTTTTAGCTGCAGATACAACTTTTTTTGCACTTGCTTCTAAAGATTCTTCTCTTTTTCTTCTTCTCTTATTTTCTTCGTCCTTTCTATTTTCCTCTGCTTCTTTCGTATCATCTTTACTCTGATCACTCAGATTGTCTGAGATTGATTCAACAGTTTTACTGATGCTCTCTAAAGATTTTACGATTGGGGCATATCCAACTCCCCTTGCAGTGGGAAGAAGTTTCTGTCCTATTCTTCCAACAGATGTTATATTATTGACGTTGATTGCTTTTGTTTTAAAACGACCAACTTTTCCACGAATTCTTTTTCGTTCGTTTGCAAGAATTGCTTGTTCTTCCGCAGGTAAAGTATTTTTCCCTTTAACTTGCGCTTCTTTTAAAAGGATTAAATACGTATCATAATCGAGGTCAAAAGCCTCCTCAAGACCAATTAGTCTTAGAATTCTAGCATCAATAGTTTCTGTAACTAATTGGTCACGCATTTTGTTGTTGCTTAAGTCTCTCTTCTTCTAAGTGCTGTTGTAGCAAACCAACGTAGATGTCTCGTTCCCAAGGCATCATGTTTTCTATTTCAGTTAATGAATATTTATGGTACTGAATAAGAGAAAAATTAAGTTTATAGTATGAGGCTAGATCCATGTGGACCAGGCCTATGCGAAAAAATTGGAAAGACCCTCCAGAACCACTTCGCTCTCTACACCACTCTTTGGATTTTTAATCTTTACTGTATGAGACAATTTGGGCATTGTCTCAAAGAACTTTTCAATCTGCTGGAACTGTGCTGCATTCATTTGATCAAGAAAATCTATTAATTCTTTCTGAGTTACATCAGAAGAACTCCAAACTTCATCTCCTTGATAGATCTTATCGATACACGAAGCAACAAGATCAAATGATTGATCCATTAAATTTGAACCAGAGAAATCAAAATTATTTTTAATGAATTGTTCCAATGATGGATACTTCATTTCCATCATGATCGAGTCATCAACTTCAATTTGTTTGTTATGATCTTTGTTCTTGACAACCTTAATGTCATCTACAGAAATTGTCACAGGAACAGTAATATCTTCATCGTCGGGGCAAATGACGTTAACTTCAATCTCTTCTCCTACAGATTTGCCACGAATATTAAGGAAAAGATATTCGATATCAAAAGTTGGAAGTGATTCAATCTTCACTCCTTTTGATAAAATGCAGTTTTTGATGACAGTTTTGATTGCTGTCGAAATTTCTTTCATGTTCTCCGATTCCAGTGCGAGAACAAGAAGTTTTTCTTCTCTGACTAAAAATGGTCTGTATTGAATTGTTTCTCCAGTTGAAGGCAAATCCAACTCATACGTTGGCGTAGAAATCTTAGGTAAAGGCATGATGTATTATGATGTATGTGAGTATTTATTATGCGATTGGAGCAGTCGAAGTAATACTTCCTGGCAAATCGTTCAACCCAGCAGTAACTTCGTTTTCAGAGTAAGCATAATTATTTTCGATCAAATATTTGGTGTAAGCAAAAGATACTGTGCATTTAAGTAAAGTGGAAGAATCATAAGAAACTGGCATTGAATTAATGCTTATTGGAAAAGCTTTAAAAAATTGATATCTTAATGTTGATGAACTTTCTACACTTCCAACCGATCTTTCAAATTTTGTAATGTAAAGAGAATCCGTTTGATAATCTTTTGGAAATCTCATTCTATAGTTATATGCTGCGGATTTAAAATTTCCTGCAACTTGCTCATCCGAAATATATGATATCCAACCCTCAAAAAAATTAATTACTGAATAATCATGCCCAACGTAAAAAGTAAAATCTGCTCGATCATCATATGATCGACGATATGCATGTCTTTCGGTTACGCCAGTATAATCATTATTGATTTCATTTGTGAGTAATGAAGACCCAGGTAAAGATGCTTCAGAACAAGACAACTGCAAAGTTTCGTTTACTGAATTATAACTTATCCCAGCTAACCCGGCAGATTGTTTTTGCTTTAACCAATCATCTAAAGTAATTCCAAGTTTTCCTTCAAATCCTCCAGGTATTCCAAATTCACAAAGAAAATGTGAAGTTAGAGCAGGACGAAGTAGTTTAGCCTTTAATTGACTTACGGTTACCTTTGTAGGTTGTACTGGCATCTATAAATAGATTTACTTATATATTATGTATATGGGTAATGGCAGAAAGTATTAAGAGTCGCTATCAACCATCATATCCCAATAAGTACCAAGGTGATCCAAACAATATTGTTTGCAGGAGTAGTTGGGAACGGGTGTTTTGTCGCTGGTGTGATTTGAATGAGAATATTATAGCATGGGGATCCGAAGAAATTCGTATCAAATATTATGATCCTGTGAGAAAAAAAGTTAGAACTTATTTTCCAGATTTTATCATCAAAGTCAAAGAAAATAATGGACAAATTAAAAAATATATTATAGAAATTAAACCCAAAAAACAAACTCGCCCACCTAAACCACAGGCAAGAGCAACTAAGTCATATATTAATGAAATTTATACTTATGCAACCAATGAAGCAAAGTGGAAGGCTGCAGAAGAGTTTTGTAAGGATCATATGATTGAGTTCAAGATCATCACAGAAGACGAACTCGGAATCAAGTAATGGCATCTTCAAGAGTCGAAAAATTAAAAAGAAAACTAGATGGTTCTGAAGATGCAGAACTTATTATGATGAATATTCTTGAAGTTTTTACAGAATCTGAATTTATTCCTGACGTTGGCAAATATTATACCTTTATATACATACCAAAAACAAAAGAAATTACATACGATGAGCATCCTTTGGTTGCAGTAACTGCTGTAGAACGATGGGGATTCAAAGGAATTAACTTTCATTGGGAAATGGCAAGACAATATACCTGGCAGGAAGTCGCAGGAAAGATGCATGTAATTCGAAATAATGAGATTGAGTATCTTCGTTCATTGCCTTATGCCAAAATCATCACTAAATAGGTAAAAACCATCTAATGGCAGATCCCATTCAAACTTTACAATACCAAATGTCTCCTTTACCAGGAATTATAAGGAGGTATCAAACTGATGTAAATAAAAGAACTGGTGCATCAATAACGTATGATATTACGAATATTGGACAAAAAACACCAATACTCCAATCTGATCCTGCAGTGGTAGGTGGAAATCCAACATATATTCAAACAATCGTTGATTCTTATACATCAACATATTTAAATTTATCTGAAACAGATAAAAATTTTTTATTAAACCAATTAGGACCACAAGCAAATAATCAGAGAGCTGCATTTGTCAACAAAAATTACACTGCTACACAAAGACAACAATTATTTGCTGGTATGCCAAAGGCAAATAATGTATCAAGTCAAGGTTCTAGCGACCCTTTACAAGGAGCACCAAAACCAACTGACCCGGCAGATGGCGGAGCTCCCATTCGAACATCTATTGCAGGAACTGAACAAAAAGAAGGAAGTTATAAAAATTGGGTATATCCAACTGGTTTGTCGCAAAATAAACAGGACTTCATTGAATTTCAGATGATTGAATATGGCGGTCTTAAAGGAAATGCAATCCGAACAACAAGTTTTGGTTTAGAGGATCGTCAGTTTGGTACAAATCCAAATGGTACATTAAAAATTTTAGGACGAGTTTTTCTACCAATTCAACCAACAATTTCAGATATTAACACTGTTGATTGGCAAAATGGTGATATTAACCCACTACAATTATTAGGCGCCCAAACATCTTTAGGTACAATAACTGGAACAATGAAAGAAGCAGATTTTTCTGCACTTAAAACCCAGTTTGCCGGTAACGATGCAGTGCTAAAATATTTGCAACAATGGGCTGCAGGCAAGGCAGTTGGTCTCAACATTTTCTCAAGATTCTCTGGAGCTGTTGTGAATCCAAATTTAGAACTTCTGTTCAATGGTCCACAATTAAGACCATTTAACTTTAATTTTAGATTATCACCAAGAAGCGATGAGGAGGCAAAACAAGTCAAAGGTATCATTCGATTTTTCAAGCAGGGAATGGCAGTTAGAAAAAGTTCCGCTGGAGCAGAAGGTTTATTTCTAAAAGCACCAAATGTTTTTAAGATTATCTACAGAAATGGAAATGCTGGCAATAAGGAACATACGTCAATCAATAGCATCAAAATTTGTTCATTGACTCAATGCGGCGTTGATTATACTCCAGATGGTTCTTATGCGACCTTTGCTGATCCCGAAGCAACCATGACTCAATATGGATTAACTCTTCAGTTTAATGAACTTGAGCCAATCTTCAATGAAGATTATGGTGAACCAGGAAGCAAACCATCAATAATCGGATACTAAAATGTCAAAACCTTACTTTAGACAAGTTCCAAACTTCGAATACATTAGTCGTAACAAAGACGAGAAATACATCTCGAACTACGATAATGTAAAAAATCTTTTTAAAAGAGGAAAGATTCGTGAGGACATCTTTGGAGATTTGTCATTCTTTACCAAATATCAAATCAATGGTGATGAAAGACCCGACAACGTTGCATACAAGTTTTATAAAGAGTCCACTTTAGACTGGGTAGTTCTGCTCTCAAATAATATTCTGAATATTCAAACAGAATGGCCAATGACTCAATATACCTTTGACAAATATTTGATGGAAAAGTATGGTGACGAAAGCACCTTATATAGCGGCATTCATCATTATGAAGCGGAGGCAATTCTTACAACACAAGGTATTACAATCATTCCCAAAGGACTTGAAGTTCCCGCTGGTTATTCTGTCACCTATTTTGATTATGGTCTCCAAGCGGAAGTTACTAAATCCAATGTTGGCCAACCCATAACCAACTACGAATATGAGAATCGTATTCAAGAAGATAAAAGAAATATTTTCTTACTTAAACCACGATATCTGAATGTACTATTCAATGATCTCGACAATATTATGCCATACAAAAAAGGTGGAGATCAGTATGTGAACTCCACCTTGAAGAAGGGTGATAATATCAGATTATTTGAGTAATCACTCGTCAACCAGTTTCTGGAAATACTTCATCGCATCATCTTCATCCTCATCGTCAGAGACTGACAGATTGGGAAGAGAAGGAGAAGATTTGCTCTTCTGATAGGATGCTTCCAGTTCTTCCATCACTTTATCTTCTTTCGAAGGAGTTTGAACATAGGATTCATACTCGTCTTCTTGCTCAACGACAGCACGAGCAGGATTCTTTTGACCCAGCACATACTTCAGACGCTTCTCAAGATCCTCATAGGACTTGAACTGATCGGGAGCAACGATTGCTGACAGAGAATACTCTTTCTTCCAAAGAGTTTCCAGAGCATCGTCGTCATCCATCAAAGGAGCAGCAGAGTCAAACTCAGACTTATCATAGTTCCAATAACCTTCAACCTTACGAATCTTCAGACGGAAGTTAGCACCACCCCAGAAATCAAAGGGATTGATAGGCTCTTCATCTTCGAATTCTGGTTGCATAGCATTCAGAATCTTGTCGAAGATCTTCTTACCGAACTTGAACAGGAACACTTTACCTTCGTTCTGAGGATTAGCAGGATCCTTCACAACGTAGATATTGCTATAGTAGTTCAGTTTGCGCTTCTGCTTACGCACAGTTTCTTTATCGTTCTCGCTACCGCTGTTCCACAGTTCACGATTGTGCTCCGACACAGGATCTTTTTGACCCAGAGTAGTCAGAGAGTTCTCAATGTACCAACCGCCAGGGCCTTGGAATGCATGGGAATACATCTTCACCCAAGGAAGATCTTCACCCTCAGGGGCAGGCAGGAAACGAATCACTGCAGAACCAACACCAGTTTTGTCCATTTCTGGTTTCCAGAAACGTTCATCTGCACCACCAGAACCAGTGCTCATTTTCTCAACTTCTTTCACCAGTTTTTCGGTGAGAGAACCAAGTTTAGATTGCTTTTTAAGATTAGCAAAAGACATGTGTACCTCGTGTAAATTGGATTTGGCCTTTGTGTACCCCGTTATTCTAGTCCTTCAGGTCGTTTTTGTCAATCTGCTCGCGCATCACGTCGATCAGTTTGGACATATTACCAAAAATGACGTTCATATCCACATTTTCGTCAAGACCCATCATCGTTGCAGATTCTGAGATCTTTTGCTTCATTGCTTTAGCTTCAGGATCATCAGAAAGACTCAAACGAGTATAAAGAACTTGTTGCTTGTTCAGTAATTTCTGAAGCAAGTCAACATGGTTGATTTTATCTTCCCGAGACATTTTAAAGAAACGAAATACATTGTGATATATTTCTTCTTGCATCTGGGAAATTTCTGCCATCTCAGAACGGACGACTTCAGATTCAAAAAAACTCATTGAGCACCTACTACGATTTCTTTCAAGATTTTTCTATAATGGAATACATCGATATTTAGAAAGGGAGAATACTTTTTCATTTTCAGACTCACAATCTCCCAAATCGGATCTTTTAACTTCTTGTCAAAAGATTTCCCGAACATGAAGATTCTATCATAGATTACCAGTGTTTCAAGGCTAATTTTTCCACTCAAGAAACTTTTCAAAACTGGAGGATGACCGCTTTTGCAATCAAAAACATCCTCAAATTTATTCTCAGAGAAAAGTTTATCAGATTCTTCCTTAAAAATATAACTTAGCGATTGAATCTTTCTTTGCCAGTCTGTATAATTTTGGTCACCTTCACGAATAATACTTCCGACCCACAAATTAGCAGGATCAGAGGCCATAACAAAATTACTGACAAAAAAGTCCTCAATTTCTTTGTCAGTTTTATTACGGGACAGTTTTTCGAACCAGAAACGGTCTTTTCGTTTGTAAAAAGACTGGACACTCGCTTTAATTTTTCCACAATACTTTTGGTAATCATAATTAGGTTGTGTAAAGTGATTTTTCAGCGCAATATAGGTTTTATAGGTATCAAAGGGCATCATTCTAAAAAAGTAATACGCGAAAATTTTTGCCGGGGTTTTTTGCGCCCAAAAATGGAATTAAAGGTAAATTTTGCTGGCTGTCAAAGTAGATATTGTGGTATAAATGGAAGGTTATCACGAGTCCACTCTACAAGTTGACGAACTTTATGATTATTGTAGCATATTTCGTCAGAAATAACACCATATTCAGAACTAACACGAATCGCACTATCCATGTTGGGAGAAATCTTATTTAATTCTATATCATTATGATTCATACCTATGGATTTGACGTGAATATCAGCTAATTCAATATTATCGACTTTTTCTATTTCAAAATATTCACATACAAAATCTAAAGTTTGTTTTTTATTGGATAAGAACTCATTAGCATTAATCCACAAAATGTTTGGACACTCTGATATCCACATGATTCTATTAACCCATAGAAAAATATTCATTTTTTCTATGGTATCAAATTCAATATTTTTTAAACTGGGATGAATATTTTTACGAAAATATGGATAATAATAATCAATGTAACTAGTTCTTTGTTCAAAAAGGATCTTTGATAAATGTTGTTTTAGTTGACGATATAAAAATATTTTTTTACCCTCAGTTTGATGTGCAAAGTGGCATAATCCACTCGGAAGTTTGATTATACCACTTTTATATTGATGGATGTTTTCGAAGAAATTAATATTATAACGAATTACTTGATGGGACCAAAATGGTTCCGAATATGTTTCGATTACATCTTTTAATAAAGACACTAAAAGTGTCGATCCACAATGAGATGTATGATAAATTTGATTAATCATTTGTACTCGGAGGAATACTATGTGTAAATTGAGTCATACAATATCTACCATATCCAGCATAATAATCATCGTCTGATATTTTTACTTCTCTAACTCCATGATAAAAATACGATGGTACAATAATACAAAGATTATTGTCACAAGGTATTTGATAGTTATAATCTGGAAAATAAAGTTCTCCTCCAGAGAATTTCTTTGGAGTTTTGTGGAAATATGTACAAGCTAAAGTATCAAATGACGTATCTGCATGTGGTCGATAAGATTCTCCATCATGATAATATCTAATTTTTGTAATATCATGATTTGATCTTTCAAATTTTATATGATATGGACTCAATTTACCATAAATTTGAGTATAATTAAATAATTTTCTATTTACTTGTAAAATATTTGAAGTATTTCTATTTTTGTAAACATTATCCAGTACAATTCCTAAAGCCGTAGTATACGAGTCGCATGTTTCTGCAATTACTGCTCCATAATGTTTGGGACTTAGTAATTTGCCAGGTTTCGTTAAAAAGTTAAGTTCTTCCCAAATTAGTTCAAGTTCCTGATCGCCATACATGTTTTCAACAATTAGGTGAGGAAAGGGTTCTTTCAATTCATGAACTAATGCCATCAGAAGACCAACCTCGCTCTTGAACTACGCTTGAGAAAGTTTAATTGCATTGCCTCATACTTAATCTTTTCCTTAAGTGGTTTTGAAATCAACTTAGGAACGCTTTCCAAATCGATGCTATTTTTTTCACAAAAATACACGATAGCATCAATATAATTCATGCTTAAATCGCTATGCACTAAGCCCTCAATTTCTTGAGCAAATTTTGCTGGGCAGAAAAACTTGTCTTCGAATACTTTTTCGAGCTCATTCTGCATTTGACCTAAAACCGTGATGTACATTTATAATAAAACTTTTGATCATCATAATACATAACTTATTGTTTGTCAATGCTTGACAATTTATCCGTAATAAATTTTTTGATATATTGAGTTAACAAGCGAAGATATTTTTCTTTGTCTCTTTCTTCATATACTACGCATTCTCCAGTTTCGCAAGTCATAATAATCACGAATTTTTTAACTGATAATCCAGTCAATTCATGAAGCATACACGCATATGCACAGCACTGTACGAAGTAATGTTCGATCCACTCCTTTGGTTTTGGTTTTTTGGATGTCTTAAAGTCAATAATAGAAAGTTCTCCATCATGTTCTGCGATACAATCTACAGTTCCAGCAATTCCCAAATATTTGCTGTAGAGAGAACCTTCTAGTGCATAGATATTATTTATACGTTTTAATTCGGGAACCGAAACTTGAAATAACATCTCAGAAATTGGAAGAACATCTGAGTTGAGATTCATATTACGAAGATACTGTTCAATCAAGGTATGAGTATCAGTTCCTCTTGATGTAGCTTGACGTGTAATTCGATCTGCTTCTGCATCACCAACCTTTTTTCTCCAGGAAGCAAAAAAATCCTTATTAAAATGACTAATGACAGAAGTAATTGAGACTAACTTAATTAAGTCAGTTTCTTCAGGGACTTGATAATAACGAACACCATCAATTGTGTCTCTCTCTAATTTTGGGAGATCAAGTTCTACATGATTAAATTTCATCTGTCGTATAAGAATTTGAATGGGCAGGTTTTAATACCAGTCTTGGAGAATATTTTTGTTTTCCAATTTGGTTTGGTTTTATCTTTAGAATTATATTGATCTAAAATTTGATTTACTTTATTCGGATCACTAATTTTTTTGAGAATGACACCAGAATTTAAATCTGGTGGGTAAAAACAAACTCTAAAAAGAGGATCTCCTTTTTTAATAATAACAGATTTTTCTTCATCAACAACTGTAAAAGCGTTACTCATAGATCTAGGCCAATTTGACAAATTAAACCACCCGGCGACGCCGATAAAATTGTTGTTCAATGAAGTCATTGGATGATCCTTATATTCAAACCAAATATTGGATTCTTCAGTCCAAAATAAAAATTTTGGAAAGGATAATTGTACAACTGGATTTGGTGAAAATAAATGTTCATCGTCGTAATGAACACGCTCTGGATTATCACATATAATTGTTTTATTTTGTTTGTCAACCTTAATAGTACAATCAATAGGAGAAAATCCTATAAAAGTTCTATTACTTTTATGATTAAATACTGGGCATTGAGCGTATACGTAGTGATCGTCATATAGATCTCTTTCTCTATACAATAATTGATGACCATAATAATCTTGATGAAAATCAAGATAATATACTTTCACATTTGCCATTACATTCCAAGTTCAGCTTTGGCAACAAGATATTCTTTACAAAGACCAGATCTTACAATATCTTCGAGTCCAAATTCAATCAGTTCCATCGAAGGCATTTGATGAAGAATACGCATGAAATCAATGATTCCATTCTTTTCATTTGTCTTCACCAAATCACTTTGAGTTGCATCTCCACAGAACATAATTTTGGTATTCTCACCAACACGAGTGATGATTGAGTCAAGTTCATGGAAGTTTAGGTTTTGAAACTCATCGACAATAATGACCGCATTATCAAGAGTTGTACCGCGAATGAATGATGTGCTCCAGAAACTAATCGTTCCCTGATTCTTTAAGTTACCATACAGCATTTCAAAATCATTATCTGTTGGCATCTCAAACATATACTTTACCATATTCTTATATGGAATCTGATAAAGAGAAGATTTATCTTCGTGGTCGCCTGGAAGGAAACCAATCTCACGAGTGGCAACAAGAGACCTAACGATATAAATTTTTTCGTAAGGAGATTTTTCGTTTAAAACATCTTGAAGTGCATTATAAAGGGTAATGAATGTTTTACCTGTTCCTGCAGCTCCATATGCAACAACGTTTTTACCATCATCATATGCATCAAATAAACGCTCTTGATTATCTGTAAGAGGATCAATAGCTCTCATGTAATCGAGATTAATTGGTTTCTTCCTCTTCATTTGTTTGTTGCTCATTCCAAAGGGAACTGGACTGGTTCCGATCCCTGCTGATTTTTTTCTTGGCATACTAATTAAAAGGTCTAACTTTTGATCCTGG